GTTGTATAAAGTCTTCAAATGTGGATATCATACAACATCTGGAAATTGCTGTGGGAATGAAGAAGTGTTGTATAAAGCCTTCAAATGTGGATATCATACAACCAAGACCAGCAAGATCCAGTCGATTATGAGGTTGTATAAAGCCTTCAAATGTGGATATCATACAACCGGTTTTATGGGGTTCTAAAGCAAGGTCGGGTTGTATAAAGCCTTCAAATGTGGATATCATACAACGATGCTGAGCACGAGCGAGGTCAGCTTCTGGTTGTATAAAGCCTTCAAATGTGGATATCATACAACATAGTATGATGATTTACCATCTAAATCAAAGACTTATGTACAAACCACACATAAAATTTGAAGCTTTTCAGTGAGTGATTTTTCTAAAAACTAACTGTTTTTCTTATTCTAAAATAAGTAAAGATAGTCCTCACCATACGGCCAAAACAACTGGCCTCAAATTAATTACAATATATTCAAAGAACAATACAAAGATAAGAAAAAAATACTTAAATACCAAATAATTACTCTTCTTTTTCTTTTTTTAATTTTACCGCTCTACTAATATTTATTGCGGCATTTACATCAGCATTTTCAACATGACCACATGATACACAATCCATTAATGATTGTGTTTTTCGATTATCTTCGTGGATGTGTCCACATTCTGAACATTTTTGTGAAGTATATTTTGGATTAACTAATATAACCTCTATACCTACTTGTTTTGCCTTATATATTACCATTTGTTGGAGTTCATAATAAGACCACCTTTGTAATAGATATTTATTTTTATCTCCAATTCCTGACAAATCTTCCATTTTTATCGTTGCTGCTTTATTAGTTAATGCGGTCTCCACTATTATTTTAGAAAAAATATGATTTTGATTCTTAACCCAATTTCTTTCATAACTACCAAAATCATTAAAAATTCTTAGTTTTCTACCTATTCCATGACCCGATTTAGCGGAAGTTAGGTCGGATTGTAACCTACGTCTTGCTTTTATAATCGAATTTCTTTTATCTAAAAATGTTTCTCTACTTCCCACACTTTTTGTACTAATCATTTTACCATTTTTACATACAGCTATCATAACAGGAATATTTATCCCAAGATCAACACCAATAACAATTTCATTATATAATTCAATTTTTTTATTCTCGTAGGAAACTGTAATATTAAAAAAAGTCTTCTTACCATCATCAGTAAAACTTGAACCCCCTAATTTATATTCACCCGAAATGATTTTTTCTATAATTAATTTATTTCCAGATTTATCTTTACCAAAATCAAACTTAAATTTAATGTTATTTAAAAAATCAAAAACAATATCATCATTTTCGGTTCTTAAATTTTTAATAGCTCTTGCTTTAAAAGGTATTGGTTGATTTTTATTAAATGACGGTATTGAAGCCTTACCTGTTTGAATATCATATCTATATTGTTTATATTTACTATAAACAGAATTTGAAATTGCTTCCTTTATATAACCCGGTAATTCCGGAAAATCTTTAACAATTACTCTATATGGAACATTTTGAAGAGACGTATTTAAAATACCATCAGGATCATTATTTAATTTAAATAAAAAGTCTTTTTCGTGCTCATCTTTTAGAATATTGTAATCAGTAATGTGTGTTAAACCCATTAAACTAGTCATCCCCCTATTGAAAGCTCTATAAACAAGATTTTTCCAAAACCTTATAGTTTTATAAATTTCATTTTTCTTTAATTTTACATCCTCATCAATTTTCTTTCTAAGTTTTTTTAATTCTACTTTATCGGAAATATTATCTAATTCATCCATAGCGTCAACATGGATGATTGGAACAACTTCAATTTTGCGCGTAATGGTTGTTATATTAACGCTATTTTTTTTCTTAATCATTTATATTATGGATTAGGTTGCAAAGATAAAGAAAATTTATCTAACTACAAAATTTTTCCACCTTTCTTGATGTTTTCTGTTGCCCATAATGGTTGAAGGTTGGTGTAATGACATAGTTTGTACAACTCGTCTTCGGTTGTTGCTGAACACAATGGAATTATGTGGTCGATGTGCCATTCATTACGATTCTCCCACGACATTCCATCTTTAAATTGTGATTCAAGATGTTCTTTAAGTTCTTGTGGAGTACAACCAACGATATCAAAGGTTTTATTCCGTTTGATAATATCAAGTTTTTTCACATACTCATTAATTCTACATCGAACAGCATTTGTTAAGTTATAAAGAGAATCCGTTTTTCGTCTTATTGCACGTAATTCAATATTTCTTTCTTTATATTTTTTACGATGTATTTTCTTATATTCTTTAATATGTTCTTTATTTTTTTCTCTCCACTCTCTTAATCGAAGCTTTATCTTTTCCTTATTCTTTTCTTTTGACCTGCGATTAATTTCTTTAATTTTTTCAGGATTTTTATCTCTAAATCTTTTAGATGCGGCTTGAACTTTATCACGATTTTTTTTCATCCATCGTCTACATTGAACAACAACTTTATCCTTATTATTTAAATAATAAATTGCGGATTTTTTCTTAACACATGTTTTACAAGAATTATTAAGTCCATCTTTAGTTCTTTTTAATTTAGTATACTCCGATATATTTTGTTCTATTTTACATCTACAACAAATTTTTGTTTCCATTTTCAATATAATCTCTCAATAGTTTATTAACTAAGGAAGAAATATTGATATGTCTGGTTTTAAAAAAGGTTGGAATATCGGGATCTATTGATACGCCTATTTTAATTTTTTTATCTGATTCTATTTTTTTCTTTCTTCCCATGTCTACTAATAAATATCAAGAACTTTTGAAAAAGTCATACTATTTCTATTTTTATATTTCAATATCATTTTCTTCTCCAGCACTTTCAGTTAATTCTAAATCATCACCAGTGTTTCCTCCCAATATTTTATTCCAATAATTGGAATACTTGGTTTTATATTCTTTAATAGATTCCGGATTATCTTTAATATAGCCTTGGGGGACTGCGATTATTTTTCCATCTTTAAATGAAATTCCATTAATGTGATTTTTTAAAACTGAAATTTTTGTTCTGACGGCAAAAGATATTGTTCTACCGTTTTTTGTTGCTGTAATATGATTAACGCCCCCTTTTTTTTGATTACCAAATAAAAATATAATTGAACTTGCCAGCGGAATAGCTTCCCCTCCTTTACATTTAATTTCAGGCTGACCAAAAGGATTATCTGGTCGATCTACCCAAGGCTGCGTGATGAAAATCATTGTATTAATATAAGGATAGTTTTCTTTTCTTGATTTGGAAATTCTAGAATGAATACCCATTCCTACTTTATCTGCTAATACCCCAGCAGAATGTTGTTTCCCACCACCACCATCAAATGTGAGCTTACACGGAATACTACCAATTGAGTCCCACAAAAATAATAAATTATATGGTAAATCCCCCTTTTCCTGTGCGTCTAAAAGCTCATTTATGAAATCTGTTGCTTGTTCAATATAATCAAACGAATCGTTGTAAATATATGAACCATTCCAAGTACCATCGGATTCTTGTTGGGCATCTAAACCTAATTCAACCGCATGTTCCCAAGACCATTTTTTTTCAGTTATTATAAAAACTGGTAAATGTCCCTTTTTTTGAGCGTCTACGGCAGCTAAAATTAATGCGGTCGTCTTACTCGTATTTGTATGACCAAGATAGGTATTTATAGAACCCATCACCGGTCCCGGTAAACCACAAGCATCCAAGAACGCTTCACCACAATTATAGAATGCCGTTTCTTTATATTTTGTTTTTGTCGAGAACTTATTCTTAATATCCGCTAATGTGATTTCTTTTTTCTTGAGTGCCATTTTATTATGTTTTCCTAAAAAATAGGAAAAATAACTAAAAAAACAAGACTTTTGCTCATTTTATTCCAGCACACCCCAATCACCATCAACTTCACCATAATCAATATCATCATCAGCGTCTTCCAATTCTATGTCAATATTTTCATCATCATGAGATGACCGTAATACAAATTTAAAACCATACATTTCCTCATAATCAAAAAATAAATCATGATTTTCCGATAATGGGGTATCATAAATCCAAATTGAGCCTTTAACCTTGAGGTTGCTTGGTAATGATTCTATTAATGTGTTTTCTAAAAACAAATCACCTTTAACATAAAGATTTTCTGGTAATGATTTTATTTTTGTATATTCAAGATTTAATGAACCACCAACTATAAGGTTATCTGGTAATGATTGAATTGGTGTTCCTTCCAAAGATAATGCACCATATACTAAAAGATTTTCCGGTAAGGAAGTTATTTCAGTATCTGTTAACATAAAATTACCATTAACAACAAAATTATTTGGTAATAATGCTATTGTTGTGCCTTCTAAATATAAGTCACCATCAACAACAATCTTTTCATAAAACTTATTATGATATTTTGCAAATTTTTCAGAATCCCCACCAAATGCTTTAAATAATCTAAAATTAAAATCTTCTTCATCTGTATACCAAACGTTTTCTTCTTCTTCTTCTTCTTCTTGCTCAAGAAGAACTTGCTTTATGATGTTATAAAGGTCAGATTCTGTTATTTTGATTTTCTTCATGAATATATATCAATTTTATAACCTTTTGCTTCATATTCCTTAAACAATTCATCATTATCATCATTATCATTTAATGGTGTTCCATAAATGTATATGTATCCTTTAACCACAAGATTATCGGGAAGGGATGTTATTGGGGTTCCTCTCAAATTCAAATAACCCCCCACATGAAGATTATCCGGTAAGGATGTTATTGGGGTTCCTTCCAAATCCAAATAACCACCCACATGAAGATTATCGGGAAGGGATGTTATTGGGGTTTCATGCAAATTCAAATTGCCCCCCACATGAAGATTATCGGGAAGGGATGTTATTTGGGTTCCTCTCAAATACAACTCACCCCCCACGGAAAGATTATCGGGAAGGGATGTTATTGGGGTTTCTTGTAAAAACAAATTACCCTCCACATGAAGATTATCCCCCAAGGATGTTATTGGGGTTTTTCTCAAATCCAAAGAACCCACCACGGAAAGATTATCCGGTAAGGATGTTATTTTGGTTCCAGCTAAATCCAAAGAACCCACCACGGAAAGATTATCCGGTAAGGATGTTATTTTGGTATGAGACAAAAACAAATCACCATCAACAACAATTTTATCATAAAACTTATTATGATATTTTGCAAATTTTTCAGAATTCCCATCAAATGCCTTAAAAAATCTAAATTTAAAATCTTCCTCATCTGTATACCAAACTTTTTCTTCTTCTTCCTCTTGCTCAAGAAGAACTTGCTTTATAATGTTATAAAGGTCAGATTCTGTTATTTTGATTTTCTTCATGATTATAAATATATTGTAAAACAAAAAACCCCAACTTTCGTCAGGGTTCTTCGCAATCAATTAATAAAATTAAAATGGTAATTCCCCACTTGGTTCTTCATCTGCTTGACCATCCATTACAATGGTTTCCTCTGTGGATAAAACTTCCGCTTCGTCACCATAAACATATCCACCCTTTGCTGAATCCCAACGTGGTGTTTCTCCCCTTGCAATCGCTTCAAGATATTCCAAAGGTTTCTTCGAATATACATCCTCCCAAGTCAATCCATCCTCAACCCAAGCTTTTGATTGCACTTTATCCTTATTCAAAACGCAAGGGTCATCTTGCATGATTGTTTGAATTGTTGTATATTCCTTTCCTTTTGGTGTTTTGGATTTAACAAGCTGAATCATCAAATCTCTACCTTCTTTTGGATCAGTAATATCGCCTTTCGCTCTGAAGATAGGAATAATCTTATCCAAGATACCTTCATTCTTATAGTTATGTTTAAATCTCCAGAACTTTACACCATCACCTTCAGCGTCCCTATCAATAACCTTTACAATATAGAACTTTCTGGAACGATATTGCGAAGCTAATTCCTTATCGGATTGTTTTCCAGTTGCGTTTAATTCTTCAAATATTTCATTCAAAGGTGAACGCTCATTATCATTTTTTCCGGGATCATACAATTTAACCCACTTACCCCCAATTTGGACTTCGTGAAACCAAACTTCTTTAAAGGGTGATGTACCATCAGCGGTGGGAAGAATTCTAATTCTTCGTTGTCCGCTTGATACGCCATTTGGAAGAACACATGCGAAGTATTTCTTCATCTTTTCATCCATCGACATTTTGTTACCACCGTCTTTGTTAGCGTTTTTTTCATACTGTGATAAAATCGAATCTAATGTACTCATGTTTTTTAAAATTTTTTAATTGTTAATTTGTTTGTCATTATCGACTGTTCTTAAATATAGGAAAGAAAAAAGGAAAAGACAAATACATGTCCCTTTCTTTTAACTTTTTTGAAAAAAATTAATTAGATTGTGTCTTCTTCTGTGGGTGGAACAAATGTATTTTTGATTTCATTTGGTGTGAAATCGGTAACCTCATCAGAGGTTAAAATATATTCATTTTTTCCGCTTTGTTCCATATCCTCTTCTTTGTCAGCAAAGAAATCGGATAATTTTTGTGTGTAAGGACCGCTATCCAAGCTTCTTAATTCAAGTTTTTCTTGGGGCGTTCTTTCACGATATTTTTCAATTTTTGTTTCAATGTCATTTAATTTTGTGACAATTCCATCCATCTCAGATAATTTATTTTGCAAACCATCTAATTGTGTAAATAAATTTTTAAAATATTCTTCTTGTTTTTGTTCAACATTTTTTTGTGATGTTACCAAGTCGGTTATATCCATTTCTTCGGTTGATGGGGTCTCTTCTTCTGATGCACCAGTTGCGTCAATTTTCTCAACATCAGGATCTGTTTCGGGGATTACAGGTGTTGGTTCCGTTGTTATTGGACCTGTTGTTGCTAATGTAGCATCCGGTGCTGGTGTACCAATTTCTGGAACGGGTAAACCACCTTCTGGTTCGGATATCGCTTCCTGTTCAAAGATATAACTATTAATGTTATTATATCTATTTAATTCTCGTAAAATCCTCTCATCAATTTTCATTTTATTAACCATTTAATAATTGTTTAATACCTGAAGGTGTTTCGACTTGAACTCTTCTGTTCATATTTATTGTGTTATCTATTCTTTCTATTAACCCATCTCTTGTTCTTACGGTGTAACACTCACCGGTATCTAAATCACAAACCTCATTATATCCGTTACCAACATCTTTTTGGGTAATTCTTGCTTTTTTATTTAAAAAGTCATCTAAAGCTGATTGAATATTCATTTTGTTTTTTATTATATAAATATATGATTTATGTAAAAAGATTATTTGAATTAATCAAATTAACCGATTCCGCAAATTTAGCTTTTAAGCTATCTGCTTTTCTTGTATTTGTTGTAACAAAATCATCAAAATCAATTTGATTATTCTTAGGCCAATTTTGTACCCAATTCTTAAATAAGCTATTTGTTAATGTATTTCCACTAATAGTATTATCGGTATATGATGTTAAATCAATATTTCCGCTTAAGTTTGTGAACTTATCTCTTAAGAAAAGAATATTTTTATCAACGGTTTCAAATGTGGGATATGGTTGCGTAAAACCATTTGGTCCTTTTAAACATAGATATAGTTTTTGGAAATAAACATTTGCTGATTCTGAGTAAGATATAACATTACCTTGCAAATCTTTTAATGGTGCTCCGCCAAAATTATTATTCCATGCAATAACGTCCTGTCTATCACCACCATCAAGATATATTGTTGAGAATATCATTGCTCTAACTTTCTTACCATTATCATCCAAATTAACAACTTTGCTTTTTATGTTTGAAATTATCTCTTGAATTGAATATGTATTCAAAATCGATTGTGTTGCAGGTTCATAATTTGAATAAATTGTTGTTTCTTCTGGTGAACTAACTTGGCATTGCTCGGAAGCAGGAATTCTATCCCTTGACGTTTGAAGGTTTATTGAATTTTTTAAATCTATTTTATTATTACTTAAATCACCTTCGGCTTGCGCTTTTACCACATCTTTTTTCAAATCACTAAAAATCCTGCTAAATAAATTGGTATTTAATGACGCTAATGAATTACTTAATGTTGGTAATGAAAAAACTGGCATCCTGACACCTGTAAATTGAGTTATAAAATCTCCAGAATTTAAAATATGTTTAACGCTTAAAATCATGTAGGGTCCGCTAAACATCGGTACGTGCTTTAAATTAAAATACATGGTTGGTTGTATGAGAGCATTACCCATACCCATTACAGTGCAAGTATATGACCGGCTTCTGTATTCTTGGAACAGTGAAACGTTTTGTTGGGCAACAGATCTGCCGCTAGCTTGATCTGCCATCATTTCATATATTTTAAACGTTTCTGACGTATTTGATGTATTTTCTTGGCTTAAGGTTAATGTTTTGAACATGCTTTGATTTCTGGTTCCAAAATCAACGTTAAATCCAACACATCGATTAGAGAAGTACCAATCTTTTTTATTTACCAAACTTTCTCTGTTTGTGTTAGTTGATGGATTTCCAAAATCAAAAGCATCTGTTCTATATAAATAATTTGGATTATTTTTTAAATCCAAATGTTGACTTGGAATATCCGTATAAAAACAAACCAATTTTGGTGAAGAATTTCTATAATCAACGCTTAAGAATGTTCCAAATAAATCATTTGCAAAATCAAATGAAGATTCTATGCTTGGAGTATTGGTTAATTGTGGGGTTGTTACACCATAGAAATTAACAAATGCTGGTAATGGCATCATAATAAACTTATTCTCCTCAAGAACAGCACTTATTAAATCAATAACTCTACCCTTTCCATCATATCTGGCCTTTATTCTATCTTTTAATTTAAAAATATCAACATATACTATATTACCCAAATCCCTACTTGCTCTATCTAAAAATAAAACATCTTCAAATAATGTTTTATTTTTATAGTCATTACCCGCGATCCATCTATCATTAAATGTTTTAAAATGTTGCCATAATTCAAGTTTACCTTGGTTATCGTTAGACGGGGGAATTCTAGTTTCTTGCGAAATACTACTAACATTTGGTAATTGTTTTTGTAAAATAGTGATTGTTTTTTGTAAAATATTAGCCTCAAAACCATCAACA